AGATTAGTTCCTAGTTCTACATACTCCGAGACTACCTGTCCGCCTCCTAGTGTGTTTACGTTATAGTTGTCAGTGGTAACAAGATTGTTGTTTACGTTCTTCATCTTACCCATACAGGCTTCACCGGCCGCTATACCTCCACTGTAACTACAAGAATTAGAATTTACTCCACCTGCTGTTCCTGTTGCTGTCCAGTCAGTGGCTTCTATACCTGGTAAAGTATTTGTAGTTGTAGTTTCTACTGAGGTCGTAGTTGAATTGGTTACTGTTTGTGTTGTTGAAATTTGTTCTATGACTGTTTCTGTGTATTGAGTTGTTGTAGTTGTTTCTTCGAAGCCACCATTGAGAGCAACCTCTGTACCTGTAACTGTAGATGTTACCGTGACAGATTGTACAGTCCCACCGTTAGGTCCTGTATCGCCTACGTTATATTGTTGTGTATATGCTAGTGCAAGATTAGAGTAAGAACAACAACAGAGCACCAATACCAATGCTCCAAGTAGTTGCCTTATTCTTCCACTCTTTTTCGAATGCTTCAAGATCATTTTCTTTTAACCATTTCTCATAATCAGGACGTTTCTCTGGATTCTCAGCCCATGCTTTTGCGGCTTCAATACCAATTTTACCTTTGTATGGACAAGGTGTTCCTGCCATTTCCATGGCTTCAAATACTCTTGCATCTTGACATAGTAGACTGACTGCGGCAACCTTCATGCCCATACCATATAATGATCTGGATAGTTTCAGTCTTTCACAGTTTAAATCTCTGATTGTGGTTCCACCAGCAATTCCAAACACCTGTGTCTGTACCGCGGCACTCGTACCAGTTGAACAAACGTCTTGATTGTTTATCATGACATTTGGTGCTGAGGCTGTAGGTGGTGTTTTATCCACCGTGGTAGTACCTGTTACGGTACTGGTAACTGTGTTTGTTTCAGCATTTGCATTTGTGCTAAAAAGTACCACGCAAGACGCTGTTGCTAAAATTAGTAGCCACTTGTTCAAAGATTTCATATAATTTTCTTACTCCTGGTAAAGTTGTGCCCTGTACATATATTTATCTACCGTCAATTTTTTGTAAGGGTTATCCGTGAAAAATAATTTGTTAGGTTGGCACCGTCAAATTTTTAACACCGTCAATTTTTTGTTCCAGGAATCGTTGTTTAAGGCGCCATAAAGACGCCTTGTATTATTTGATCCAGCCTATCTTTTGGCCGAGTTTGATTCTTTTGTCGTGTTCTGCGACTGTGCTAGGATATCTCCAAGCCCATATTGCCACAAGTGCCATGAAACCTCCGCTCCATAGGATAGCTTTCATGTTCTCAGTTGCGAACCAAGTAAACACTAGAGTTGAAGACATCACAAGTATCATTGCATACTTGCCCTTCTGTGGGAATACTCTCTTCTTGACCCAGTTGGTTAGGAAAGGTCCAAACCATGGGTGATTGTACAACCACTTCTCCATCTTAGGTGAGCTTTTAGCAAAGGCCCAAGCGGCTATCACTAAAAATATTGAAAAAGGTATGCCCGGAGTAATGAATCCTATATAGGCGATACCCACACACAGAAAGCCTAGCCCTCTGTATAGATTACGTTTTATATCAAACATCTTTGATTACTTTCTCTAGAGCGTCACACAAACTATGCATCATTGCATTTGTATGAAATGGTGTTGGTGCAAAACGCAGTCGCTCTGTTCCTACGTCTACAGTCGGATAGTTTATTGCTTGGCAATAAATTCCGTATTCGTTTATTAGTTCATCACTGAATGCTTTACACTTCTTAGCATCTCCTACCTTGACAGGAACAATATGAGTTTCGTTCTCAAAAATCTCTATGTCTCTGTTGCGTAATAAAGTTTTAAGCCTCTTTGCTCTTTCTTGATGTTTTATTCTAAGTTCATTGTGATCTCTTAGATACTTGACACTTGCCAAAGCACCAGCAACAATCACAGGACTCATTGATGTTGTAAAGATAAAGCCTGAGGAGACTGAACGAATTGCGTCAATTACATCTGACTTCCCTGCAATATATCCACCCTGTACTCCAAAGGCTTTACCAAGTGTGCCGTTAATGATATCGATTTGATCCTGTGATCTTAGCTTGGCAGACATTCCTGCACCTGTTTCACCATACAGGCCAACGGCGTGGACCTCATCGATATAAGTTATGGCATTATATTTTTTAGCCAATGCAACAATTTCTGGAATCTTACTGACGTATCCATCCATGCTATACACAGATTCAAAGACTATGCAAGGAGTGCCTTTGACGTCTCGCAGTAGTTGTTCTAGTTGCTCGAGATCATTATGCTTAAAGATTTTCTTTTCAGCACCACTGTTTCTAATTCCTTGAATTAGTGAAGCATGATTCTTTGAATCGCTCAGAAAAACAATGTCGGGAATGATACGTTTTAAAGCAATTAGTGTCCATTCGTTTGCCACATAGGCTGATGTAAAAAGCAGAGCTGACTGTTTGCTATGCAGTTTAGCCAGCTCATGCTCTAGTGCGACATGATAATGACTTGTACCCGCGATGTTCCTAGTTCCACCCGAACCTGCACCTGTTTGATCTAGGGCGGTATGCATGGCATCGAGCACCACTTTATGCTGTCCCATTCCAAGATAATCATTAGAACACCAGTTGACAATGTTTTTGATTGCGTACTTTCCATACCAAATGGCATGAGGATAGTCTCCCCTCTCGCGAAGAATATCATTGAAGACTCGGTAGTTACCGTTGTCTTTTAGTTCTTGTATCTTTTGTTTGAACGGCTTTAAATCTATCATGTTTAGTATTTACCTTGTGGTTTTTAGGTTTTTGGACCTTCTGAACAATTACGTCTGGGTATCCTGGTGCACAATGATAGATGTAGCCGGCGTCACGGACTTCTTTTTCTATTTGATTGCACGTCTTTATAAAGTTTTTAATCCAATTAAGCATATTGTATAATGTATTTATATTGTCTGTTTGCCCCCATTCTAAATTGATGGAGTCTACTATGTGCTATGTCTTTAAAAACATTTCTTGAATGTTGACTAATATCTTTGAATCTATCATCAATAGTTGCAATATCGTATTGCATGGCTTCTATTGTTTGTTGTGATAAGTCAACTTCGTTTACTATTTTGCAATGACCTTTGCCTAATAGCTTGTCCTTGAACTCATTGATTGAAGTTCTTGTAAAGAAATCAGTAAGAATGACTGTACTATATTTGTTATCAAAGAAGTCACCTTCCATGAGAAGATGTGCTGAACAGTTTGATATAACAATATCATATTCATGTTCAATGTGATCTGCACAAAGGAATCTCCTGTGTGGATAATGCGTCCTTGCATATTGCACGTATCGTAAGTTGTTATCAATACCAGTTACACTTGCATCATGATACTTGGCTATTGTGTCAACACCTCTACCCCAACCACAGCCCATATCAACTATCTTCTTGCCCTGTATATCAACATCTTTCACAAGGTTAAGATATGATCTAACTTGCATTGGCCAGTCCATGTCCTCTGCATTTAACTCAATACTAGAATCATTTAGGCCGTGATTTTGTAATGGTTTCCAATCTTGAAAAGCCACATGATGATCAAACAATTCATCATTGGAAAGGTTTATAGGTGGGTTGTTTAATTTGGTTTTCTCAGCTCTGATGTCCATTGTCTTTTGGCTAGAGCTTTGTAGCTTGGCAAATAATTCGTCTTGTTCTTTCTGTGATAATTTATTTGTCATTTTCCAATGCTTCTTTCAGATCATTTAGGTCCTCTATGAATCTGTGTACAATGGCAAGTTTTTTCTTTTCTGGCATTTTGGAACTGACGGCTTGTAACAATTTTGGATAATTGTTGTTTAAATTAGAATTAATTTGATCGAGGTTTTTCATGTAGATACTTATTAGACTTTAAAGCCCAGGCTAAACATAATGGTGTCACACACTATTGTTTAATACCCGGGCTCCCGCTCTCTATAAAATTGCGTTATACTAGATGCTATGCACCCTTTGTTTTATCATTGGTGTTACATTAGTCTACTTTCTTTTCGGCGCCGTTAACAAAGTCGTAGAACTTTTCTGCATTGTGCAGAACATCATCAACTGTTGGCACGTTTGGCATTGCCACTTTGTTTATTATTTGACCAGTCTTTTCATCTCGTTTTGCAGATGTTTCAAAGCCCATCCAATTACTTGAGAATTCAAACTCGGTAAATTGTTTGGCCATGCCTAATACTTCTGTTCTTATTTCATATCCGTTTTTATTGAATTTGATAGAATTCAACGGTTTATCTTTGATATTCATTTTATTCTCCTATGTGTGTCTGTGTATAAAATGTATAGTATTTGTTACTATAACACATCTATTTATAGAAATCAACAAATAGGATAGCCAAAATAGGCTTCTTAAACCATATATGCTACTATAATTCTGCAGATCAGCTATTTAAATATTACAACGATCTTACAATGAGTACGTATTATCGTTAAACGATAGGAAAGGAGATCCAAATGGATATCTTAACTAAAGTAAAAAATTGGGCTTCTGCATTAGCTGAAGTGGGTGTGAGTTTAATTGCACTTGGAGTGATACTAGAGGTCCTTTTCAACGGACAGAACATTCCGTTCTGGCCTAACATTAACGTAATAGGCAACATTCAAAACATTGTTGCAGGTTTTTCTGCACAAGGTTTAGTTGGTTTAGTTGCTGTATGGGTTCTATATTCAATTTACACAAAAAAATAATAGTATAGAAACAATCTAATCTCGATTGTGGCAAGTAATACAATCATCTTGCCACGATCAATGAAAAGGAACTAGACATGAAGAAGATGTTAAAAAATAAAAAAGTATGGATAGCTGTTGCTATCGTAATAATTGCTGTAGGCTATTTTATGTGGACAGGGCAACCTGCTCCTGAGGTAGCTCAGTAATCAAATCAAAGTAGGGCAGTACTTCACTGCCCTATACAATCAAGAAAGGATAATATGAAACATATATTATTAGTAATGTTCTCTTTGGCGATTCTAAGCGGACCTGTGTATGCAAAAAACTATGACAACACAGGCTTCTCTATGAATGCAGAGGGAGAAAAATATGGACTATCAATTGGAACAGGAGCAACTGCTGACTTTTCAGATGATGCTCAAGTGATTGAAGTTCACACAAACGGCAATGCAATCGACCTAGGAGTTGCTTACATTGATGATGGAACCAACACAGATTATAGATACACAGCAGGTGGTGAAAGAGATCTTGCTACCGTTGGCAGTATGAATCTATATGGTGGCGGTGACATTCACTATACCCATGGTGACACCTTGACTAAAGACGAGATGAGATTATCTCCGTTCATTGGTGCAGAGACATCTATGGGAACAAACTTAACTCCATTTGTTGAAATGGGCTATGATTGGAAGTCATTAGAAGGAGACTTTACTGACTTTGATCGTGCTGATTCATATGCGTCTGTAGGAACTTTAATCACATTGAGTGACAACACTTCAATGAGTGTTAGTGTAAACAGAGAAATGGATAAGGATTGGAACTCTACTGATACTGAAGCATCAGTAGGATTTACAGTCAACTTCTAACAAGTCAAAAAAATAGGGCGGTGTTTTGCATCGCCCTATATTCAATTTACACAAATTTATTTTTTTCTACCGGATATCCAGTCTATCTCTTCGTTGGTATATGGCCACATCTTATGCAACCATACCTTTCTTACCACTCCAAGTAGCAACTGATTTTCCTCTCATATAGTGATTAGCAGGATCATAGTCCGCCTTAAACTTTTTGATCTTCTCTAGTCTTACCAAAGCTCTTTCTCTTCTGCCTTGTAGATTTGTTTTTTCTAGCATTAGAGCTTTTGCTTCAGCATGAAAGCCCTGGCGTGAAAGTTCAGCTGATGCTTTCACATAGCCTACCAGTTCGCACCAATTTAATAAACGTTTAAATAACAGCATTTTTCTGATCCTTTCCTAATATCTAACCGATTTGATTCTATTGCCAAATGGCCCAACCTCGATCTGGCCGCGGTCGAGTTGTTTAATACGACGCTCAAGATCAACGTGATCGACAGACTGAGACAAATAGTCCTCCTCCCAACTTCGTTGACTTCTAAACATCGCTGAGTTAAGTTTTTTAAGTAATTCAATAAGAAAACGCATTTAGGCCGCCTCCTTCTTACTGAACTGCTCTGGTGTGTAATTGGTTTGTGGGGGTTTCCCGTTGGTAGCTAACATATGATTGTACGCAAACTTCCAATCTTTTTTATATTCTGTTTTGGCCCATTTCTCAAACTCAGCTTGGCGTCTATCTTCAGACCCAAGATTCATCCAAGACACAAGACCACTCCAAAAGTGTGTCATTTTTTTCTCCTATGTATTGGATGCTTAAGGAAAGCAATACCCCTAGTCTTTTCTAGGCGTCAGTGGTCTTTTCCACCGTCAATCTCTTGTAAGGCATGGATCATGCCCTGGTCTATCCCAGTGTGTATGTGTGTCATCGGAAAAACTTGAGAAGCTTTTGCGTCGACATTCGTATTTATATCAATGGTCAGAAAAGTTGGTGTTTAATTGAAGCAAGGCTGACTTGCTAAAATGTTATGAATAAGTTAAGCGGTCGCTTAACATTTTGATTGCACTCTTTAAATAATATTAATGGCACTGGACAAGAAACATTGGCAAAAATTAAAACGCAAGGCACCCAAGGTTCCTGATCATACCTGCCCTCAAATTGATGAGATTATCAAACGCATTGAAAACTTCCAACGTGGCGAAAGAAACTTTACACAGTTTCAGCTTGATCAACTGTGCAAAAGACTTGAACGTCTTAGAGAACAAAATGAGCTATTACGTGACAGTGGCATTTACTGGTATGATCTTTGCAAAAGATGGTTGAAGCCAAGAAGGTAATTAACACTTTATCCACATTGTAATCAAACTGTAACAAAACTTTTCTTGACATTTTGTAAATAAGAGTGTATTAGTAATATAATACAGGCAGGCAAGGTTATCGAGCCTGCTCTCACTTTACAGGTGTTGCGTGGTAAAAGCGGACACCAAGGAGATAAAAAATGGATGCAGTCACTCTGTGGATGGCAATGGGCTTTTTGTTTGCCGGATATGCCGTCATCGCAAACGATTCAGTACAAACATTAGGCACTTGGATCGCATCAAACAACGAAAAAGTAAACTGGAAGATCATGTGGGGAGCCGCTTCGGCAGTTCTGTTATACACTCTATGGTATGGGTGGACCACAAATGGTGGGGACATCAGTTATGGTAGATTGAACAGGATACCTTTTCAAGAGATACAATGGTATCATGCAATGGCACCAGCACTACTATTATGGTTAACAAGGATAGGAGTACCAGTCAGTACCTCGTTCCTAGTGTTAAGTGCATTCGCTAGTACGTTTGTATTAGAAAAAATGCTAATGAAATCTATGATGGGATATGCAGTCGCGGCTGTGGCGGCATATTGTATTTGGATTGTTGTTAGCAAAATACTTGACGAAGCAAAACCAGTCAAGGAAGAACATAAACTTTATTGGCGTATAGGTCAATGGATTACAACAGGCTTCCTTTGGTTTACTTGGTTAAGTCATGACATGGCGAATATTGCCGTGTTCCTACCAAGACAGATACCCTGGGAACTAATGGTAATCATATCAGTAGTTTTCATAGCAGGACTTGGCTTTATGTTTAAAGAAGGCGGAGGTAAGATACAAAAGATTGTGTTGGAGAAACACAATACAAGATATGTCCGTAGTGCAACAATTATTGATTGTGTTTACTTTCTTATACTTTGGTTCTTCAAAGAACTCAATGATGTGCCAATGTCAACGACTTGGGTATTCGTAGGATTACTTTGTGGTAGAGAACTTGCTATGGCAACTGTCACAGGCAAGGAAAAGTTTAAAGTTGTGTTTCCTTTAATAGGAAGAGACTTCTTTAAGATGATCGTAGGGCTAGGAGCATCAGTAGGAGTAGTTTTAGCAATCCATTACGTAATAGTTCCAAACGGTTGGTAAAAAATAGTTGACACATCTATAAAAGTGTAGTATATTATAATTTAATCAATAGGGTCGTACACACGGCCCTATCTTTTTGAAAGGAGTTAATATGTCACAAAGTATCAAACAAGCAATGGACTGGCATATTCAAGAAGTACTAACCTGTGAACTTCTAAGGTTAGACCCAAATAACGAAATGCTTAACAAATTTTTTGAGATGCAAAACCATCATGGTGCTCAAATGAGAAACATCAAAAAGCATTACGACAAACACGGCACATGGAAGGAACCTTTAACTGGGAGTTTGCTATAATGAAAACATTAAGTTTAGAATTAGTATTGTTTGGCTGGTTGGCCTACAACATAGCAATTGAGATAGCCAGTTGGTTTGAAAAAGATGAAATAGAGGTACCGCCTGCTATTGAAGTTACTCCAGCCAACGATGTTCAGAAGGGCACGGACTTTCCTGTTGTAGAAGCTAGACCAGTAGGCTAGGATTAGATGTTGTCTTTGTTTGGAACTATTGAACCATTTCCAAACAAGTCAACAGCCTTCCATGATGAATAACTTTTCCATCCTGGAATCTTAGGCTCTGCATCGTGCATACCAAGTAAGAAAACTTTGTCTGATGCTACCTTGGCTTTCTTGATAAGTTCCTTATCTTCTTTATCTTTCATCTTCCAACGATACTGTCTTATAGTTTTGTATAGTAGGTCGTGAATGATCGCCGCTCTTGCCACATCAAATGGAGCAATAAAGGCCCACATAGCTCTTGGCACTGATGCTAAATCTGTTACAAATCCTTTTGGTACTGTGATAGTTTCTGTTTTGTTCGTGTCACGTTTAATCTTTACTCCAACTGCCTGCAATGACTTGATGTCTTCAACAGACAAATCAGATGTGGTGTAAGATAGATCTCTACCTAGTACCCACTTCCTTGGTGGATTAAACTCTGCCATGATTTTATTATTGAACTGTCCCATATAATACCTTTCGTGCAAATGTATTTATATGGGTTTTTAATTTTTGGAGCGGGTGAGGGGAATCGAACCCCTATCATCAGCTTGGAAGGCTGTCATAATACCATTATACTACACCCGCTTTTGCATATAGTATATAATAAGAGTGTATGAAATGTCAACCGAATACGGCAAATATTTTATTTTGATAACACTAAATACAGTTATAGGGATATAAGCCATGAAAAAACGTACGAGATCAATATTACAGGAATTGAGTTCTATCCATAGAACTAGCAATAACGATGCCTTAATACAATCTACAGGCAACAATTTGATAGAGAGTGCAATCAATCTATTAAACAGAATATCTGAATCTTACGATCCTGAAGTATCGCAGGAGTTAGAAAGACGTTTCATAAACAGCATTAGAAGTGGTGATCCTAGAAAATTCAAACGTGGCGTAGACAAGATTATTGAAGAAAAAAAGGACCCAAACAATGATACTAAATGAAGGCGGTAACGTATTCAAAACAGCCGATGGGCAAGACGCAACACAGAGAATAAATCAAGCTGATGTTGAGCCTACACTAAAGTGGCTAGAAAAAATTACAGGACTTAATCACGTAGACAATATGTTAGGTAGCACAGGTATCAAACCTACCAGTGGCGATCTTGATGTTGCCATTGACAAAGAAAAGGTCAGCAAAGATGATTTGGTAGGAAAGCTATCAGCATGGGTACAAAGTAATACAAAGGAAGATCCAAAGGATTGGATTAAAAAGTCTGGCGTAAGTGTACACTTCAAAACACCTATCAAAGGTAATGCTAAGAATGGATTCGTACAAACTGATCTTATGTTTGGCGATCCTAAATTTATGCAGTTTGCCCTGCGTGGTGCGGCAGACAGCGAGTTTAAAGGTCAACATAGAATGATAATGATAGCCAGTGTGGCAAAAGCACTTGGCTATAAGTGGTCACCTACTAACGGACTTGTTGATAGATTAACAAATCAAACAGTAACTAAAGATCCAGAAGAAGTTGCTAAAACATTGTTAGGAGATAATGCGACTGCACAAGACTTAAGAAGTGTTGAAACAATTAATAATAAAATTAAATCAGATCCTAATTATGAAAATTTAGTTAAGGACGCAAAAGAGTATTTTGCTAAAGATGGACTTGAGTTATAATAATGAAATTTGCTGAAATCGAAATCATAAAAGAAGAAGCTCGTATACAACACGCAGAAGATGTTATCTTCTGGGAAGGTAGTAAAGGTGCCTTGAGAGTTTTAGAAGCTTTCAAAGATTTGGCAGAAGGTGATACTGCATCAACCACTATCAAGTGGGACGGATCACCAGCAGTGATATTTGGTAGAGATGAAAAAGGTCAATTTATTTTTACAGACAAGTCAGGCTTTGTTGCTAAAGGCTATGACGGTAAAAGTAAATCAGGAGATGACATTGAAAAAATGTTGTTGAGCAGAGGCAAAGGCGGAGACAAGCCTGAGTCATACAAGGCCTTTGCAAGTAATATGAAAAATGTATTTCCTATATTTGAAAAATCAATACCAGAAGATCATCGAGGCTATTTCAAAGGCGACTTATTATATTTCACTACACCACCTAGTAAGAATGGAGCATTTGTTTTCAAACCAAATCTTGTTACCTATACCGTTCAGGAAGACAGTGACATAGGTAAAAAGATTTCAGTCAGCAAGGCGGGGGTCGTTATTCATAGAATAGTCGAACCAGATGGGTCAGAGAAACCTTTACAAGATTACGATATATTTCAAGGTAACAGTTTGTTGGTGTTGCCACCAGTCACTGCACAACAATCGCCACAGGTAGATATGAGTGGTGTAAACAAATTAAGTGCTACCATTAAGGCTAATGCAAGTGCAATAGATTCTTTATTGGATAAAAACAAATTAAGAGATATGAAAGTATCAGACTTTTCAAACATTCTTTACACATATACAAACAGTAAAGTAGATACAGGCTTAAACAACTTAGGCAGAGATTTCGTTCGTTGGTTACAAAGTAGTGTAGTCAGCAAACCTAAACAAGAAAAGATCATAAATTATATCAACACCAACATGAAAGCCTTTGGTGCTTTATGGCAAGTGGTGTCCGGCATAATGAATGTTAAGGACAATATAATTAAACAACTTGATCAACAATCAACTGATGTGAAAGCATCTATAGGTGATACACCAGGCGGTGAAGGTTATGTAATGTCACGCCAAGGTGGAGACCTTAAATTTGTTAACCGTGCAGGATTTAGTGCGGCTAACAGAAAAATAAAAAGGGAAGGAGCAAACATGAAAGCGACTGAATTTATTCCAGAAGATCCAAGAATGACAGGCAATCAATCACAAGAAAACAAAATGGCAAAGATTGGTAGAGTCATCATGGACATGGGCATGAAGATGAACAAAGACGATGAAGCGATTGCCTTAGGAAATAAACTATCGAAGTTAGGTGATGCATTAACACGTTTCGGCACACCAGGCGGACCAACTAGCTTTGGCGACTTACAAAAGGTAAGTGAGCTTGATATCAAAACTATCAAACAAGCAATGGCAGTTGGGCAAAAGATGCCTGATCCAGCTATAGGTTCTGTAAAAGATCCTGAGCCAAGTGACGATGATGCAGATGATGACAACGAGTTTAATCCAAGCGATGCTGACATCGACAAAATGGCTACAAGTTACGCACAAGGAGCCTAATTAATGCAACTTGATTTTATAGAAGAAATCTATGAAGCAAGAATGACTCGTAACTCGAGTGATGTTAAGAAACTCACTTACAATGACTGTTGCGAGAAACTATACTTGTCTTTACTAGTCCTAGAACTATTGAGGAAGTACCCAAGGTATGTGCCTATTGCTATGGCTTATGCAAAGAAAACAATTGATCAATCCTATAAACGTTTTCAAATACATGGCACAGACTTGCACAATTTCATCTACTTCGCTAATGGAGATGATGAAGCTCTTTCCAAACTAAAAGATCCTGATAGTGCTAGGCTAGTGGCAAGGAGAATGTCTGTGCCTTTGATGGCATTGAACAGATACCTTACCACACTAGGCAACGGACAAGCATCAAGAACAAGCGACACGTTTTTATCTATTGAGTCTGCATTAAAAATTAGCAACACTGATTACAAATCAATTAGAAGATCATTGATGAGTTATCAAGATGCTACCACAATGGAAAAGAAAAGAATATCAACAAGACTTGCCATTGCCGTAAGAGCAAAACTTAGATCAAGCGATTTGATCATGCACATGGAAGAACTTGTTGCACAAAGAGATCTAGAAACAAACACAGTCAAGGACAACGAACCTCTTGTAAGTGTACCAGATGTAAGTGTTACTGCAAAAGACTTATCATTATATAGATTCTTAGTTGGCTCTAAGAATTTAGTAGGCACAAAAAAGTTTTTAGAAATGGCCAAAGACGGTAAAAGCATTCCTTCACAGTTTGTTAAAAGTTATTTGCCTGCAATTATATTAGTTGATAACATAGTTAAAGCAGGGCCAGGATACGTGCAAATGCTAAGAAGTTTAGAAAATAGAGCCAAAAAGAACCGTTAATCATTATTTTTACCAAAATCTTATAAATACTAATAACATATATGCAAGAGAAACGCATATAAGTCATTAGAAAATAGGAGAAATAAAATGGCTGGAATAGCAAGAGTAACAGGATTCGGCAACTACGTTGTAGGATCTTACAGATCAACAGCAAACATTGGTGCATTTTTAGTAACTGTAAAAAACGGTTCAAACTCTGCTCAAGACTTAAGAGCAGAAGACGATGCGGCTAATGAGGCTATTGAAGCAATCATGATGGCAACAAACGCAATTGGATCATCTTTCGCAGATGCGAACACAGGTGTTGGAACACTTTTAGTTGATTCAACTCAGTGGGACGCGGCTTCTTTACAAGCGGCTCTAAGACACTTAGGATCAGCAGTTGGACCAAACGACATCGACTTTACTGGTACAACAGTTGCGGCGGCTTCTACATTAACAGCGGCGTAATCCAAAGTTAATTTAGCAGTAGCTATCTTAAAAGATATAAAAGGGCTCGGATTTATTCGAGCCCTTTTTTTATGGCAATAAGTAAGAGTATGAACTTCGAAGTAGCAACACTAATTGATATCACCAACACTGGACAAACTAAATTCCGCAGTGAAGATCGTTTGGCTATTAACCAACAAGCAAATTGGAACACGTTTCTACAGGTGATAGGACTTAGAGCTAATCCTTACTTTGACCAAAAGCCTAGTGTGGTTGAAGACCTAGATATAAGCGACAGCGAATTTGGTAATTCTTACAAAGGTAAACACAAAGTATGGCATTTCAAGTTTAGAATAGAACAGGAAGGTGCTTTGAGTGTGGGTGCTTTGACAGATGATTTTAACCTTGTGCCTGTGATAGCAGGGTTGACTGAATCTATTACCACAAACAATAACGCATTTAGAACCAACGGTGAAAGCAAGAATATCATCTTTAAGTTGGTAGATAAAGATGAGTAGCACAGGCTAAATAATTAAGTACGAGGCAAACTTACAATAGGCGATTTGATTATAGGCCCCTTCCACGATAGAATAAGGAATGGAGAGATATTAGCATGGCAAGAGCCACTAGTTTAGAAAAAGAAAACTTAGAAGCACACGTTGATTTGTGCGAACAAAGATATAACAACTTAGAACTTCGTCTAAGCAAGATCGAAGCGAAAGTTGAACACGTTCACGCCGATATAACAAACGGCAATAAGTCAATGGTTAAGGTTATTGTTGGTGCAACTGGCACAATTATAGCTGGTCTACTTTCCACAATCGTAGTAATCCTTATTAACATTTCATAATCCACCCTAAATACATAACTTCAAAAACAACATAAATACACGTATGCTAGTACGTGAAATATATGAGAACCTGTCTGAGAAACAAATATGGGCAAGATCTGGTAAGAAGGTCGTGCGTAAGTACCGTTGTACTGTAGGCAGACGCAAAGGACGTATAGTAAAGCAAATGAGTCAATGCTTTGCATCACCCAACATGAAAGCTAGAATTACAATGAAACGTACAAGAGCTAGAGTTGGAGCAAAGATGATGAGAAAGGCACGTAGGACCAAACGAGTAAATCCTGCAAGTCGTAGAGTACAAGCATTGAACAAGGCATCGAGAAGATAATGTTGATTAAAGAAATAATGACAGAATCTATCAAAGAAGGTGTCGTACAGATTTGGGGCCGAAACAAAGGTAAACTTGTACGTAAATATAGATGTACCAGTGGTACACGTAAAGGGAGAATTGTTGCACAACCTAGTACCTGTAATGCACAGAAGAAAGTAGGTAGTGCTATTAATATAAAAAGAGCAAAGGCTAGACGTGGAAGTGTTATGAAAATTAAATCCGGACGTATTAAAAGAGCTGGAGGATTAACAAAACGTCTAACAAAAGCAAACGTACAGAACACTCAAAAAAGGTATAAACCTATCAAAGCCAAGAAGGCACGTAAGTTTAAACCAGGTAGAAGGACCAAGAAATGAGAGCATATGAATTCACCAAGCCCAAGGAAGACGGGACAGTAAACGAAGTAGTACCGGCAATAGGAGCGGCCTTAGGTCGTGTAGGTGCTAAGATGGGATCCGCGGCGGCGAAGGCTGGTGTTAAGGTTGGTGCTCAACTAGGAAAGGTCGGAGCCAACAAGGCCAAAGGAATTGGTCAGGCGGCAGTGAAAGCCGTGCAAAAAGCACAAAGCAAAGTTTCTAATGCTATCTTGAAAAAAGGTAGCCAACTTGCAATACCAACGCAAAGCGGAAAAGAAACTGAATTTGATATTGACGATGTTAAAGGCGATCAAGTAACACTTAAGAATCCAGAAGCAAAACCTGGAGAGCCACAAGCATTCGTGTACAACAAAAAAGAACTAGATCAAATAGTAAAACAGAAAGCTGATCAAGCCGCAGGTAATTCTATGGCAGGTAAGGTAGTATAATGAAATTAAATGAACTAGTTGGAGAATTCAGTATCCACACAACCAATGAGGAAAAGGAAGTACTTGGCAGATTAAAAGACTATCCAATGCCAATCATTGCTTTTCCTGAGCGTGAACGTTTCGTTATTGAAGGGCTTATCAGAAAAGCCTTGGTAAGTAAAATTACCAATAACGGGAGTGTTATGGTAATTGCAAATGAATCCTACTAAACTACAAAAAGATCTAGACGATATTATGGAGCATGGGCTACAAAAAGTTCATATGCCATATGTCAAGGGCAAGGGCAAGTCTGTACGTATCAAGAATACAATATTCAGAGAATCCAAAAAAGATGGAGGCTTCTTGCTATTTGATGTTGGCTCACATAAAAGGGTTGCTACAACTTTTAGTAAACGTGGAGCAATCGCTTATGCCAAAGCAAGGGCTAATGAAGATGAACACACTATTAATAGAGTGCTAACACTGGATTCAAAACTTAATAAGCACTATATGGATAGCTTGTTCCACAAGAATACCATTGAAAAAACCAGCGATGATACCCGCAGAGAGGCGGCGTATATGCGGTTTGAACTATCAAAAGACCATACTTACGAGTATATCTGCCAATTAGACGAATATATATTTGATGATTGATGATAAATAATAATAACATATAGGAACGGTGCTATGAAATTAGATGAACTTAAAATTACTTCAGCAAATGACTTGAATGAGTCTTTGGCTAAAACATTCGGAACGAAGTTACGTTTGAATGATTTTACTAATGAGCAATTAGAAGATGCTCGTAACAAACTTAGAACACAATTAAGTCAAGTAGAAACTAATGAAAGTTTTGAAACCGTTCATACTAGCGATGCTTATCAAAAAGGCAAAATGATGCTAGACACAATCAACCGTGAAATTGAAGAAAGAGCTAAAGCAAAACCAGACTATATCGATATAGATGGTGATGGCGACAAGAAAGAGCCAATGAAGAAGGCCGCTAAAGATAAAGAAGCTAAAAAAGAAGATGTAGCTGATGAAGATTTAACAAAAGGCCAAGAGAAATTACCAGCAGGTTTAAAGAAAGCAATTCTTAAAAAGCAAGGTAAAGACGATGAGGCTAAAGACATCAAAGAAGCACCAGCAGATGAAAAGGGTAAAATGCCGTCAAAAGCACACATCATGAAAATGTGCAAAGATGGAAAAACAAAAGAAGAAATTTGTAAGATGCACCCAGATTGCGATCAAGGTAAATTAAAAGCAATGATTGACGACTGCAAAAAAGAAATGAATGAAGCACTTGAAGGCTACATTAAATTAATTGAAGGTGAAGAAGACAAAGCAACTTTAGTTATGGCCGCAAAGGACATGGTAGATAGACTTACAGGCTGGATGGAAGACACAGCAGAAATGCAAACTGAATCAATGCTTGAATTAGGCGATAAGATCAGAGATGAATTAGGTAGTGAAAAAAGCGAAGAGTTTATCAATACTGTAAAACCAGCACTTGAAAATTTATACACAGTTTTTGAAACTACAAGAGAAGCACTAACAGGTGGCGTAGCTATCGTAACAGGCGAAGGTGCTCCAGAGCCAATGGGTGCTGACCCAGAAGCTCCAGCTGAGGAACCAATGGAACCAACAGTTGATCAGGAGGCGCCAGGTGCTGAAGAACCAGTAGCAACAGATGATGAGTTCGGAGCAAGTGAACCGGCAACAGGCGGTGAAGAAATGGCGGATAGAGAAAAACGAGAATCCGTTGAACGAAGCAGAAGACTAGGTCAGTTATTAACTGACTCAAAAAAAAAGGCTCCACAGGAACCAAAGTAACTGAAGCAACAAATTCCAAAGAAGCAATAATTTCAACATTTAGAAATATGATAGGTAGTGCTGACAATAAAAGTCAGTCTGCCTATCTATCATTTGAAGCATTGAATCAAATAATGCAAAACATGGATCTACAACAATTTGATTATGATGGCTTCAAACAAATTTATGATGCGAACCCAGATGTTCAAAATCTTGTAAAAAACTTTGATGACAAAGGTATAACACTCTCAACCAAACAAGAAGCTGACAGTGATACTCCAACAAAGACAACTGATCCAGCAGATGCAACTGTTGACCAAATGGCAAAAAGAGCAACCAACGCCGCTCTTTAATCATTAACCACTTGACATAACCTAGTTTTTGTTATATACTTTGTAAGAATGAGGTATATTAATGAGCGAAGTAAAGATTCTACCCAACCTAGTTTGGAAATACAATTATGAACCTGGATTTGATGTTCAGGCATTTTTAGATTACCAATCCAAAGAAGCAGAGTTACATCAGACAGAAGCTGATGGAGGCAAGTCCACAGCAGGACATCCAAACCCACCACACGAGTGGGAGTGCAATAGAGATTTTATGATGTGGCTAAGGCCAAAGATAGAGATTTGTTTACGTGAATGGGACGTTCAGTATACAGATATAGTAGCCACAGGAAGTTGGACCAATATACACAATATAAATGCTCATACATTACCTCATGATCATGGTTCAACCAATGTGGTGGTATCAGCATACGTGCAAGTTCCAGAGGATAGTGGCAACTTGATGTTTGAACAACTGATGAGAACAAACTGGACACACTACTCAAGGATTCCTGAAAATACAATACATGATTATTGGAAGGAAGTAAACGTGCAAACAAATGATGTTGTGTTGTTTCCGGGCTGGATGACACACAAGACACAGGCAAGTAGAAGCACAGGCGATAGGATTACATTTACAATAAACACAGATGGAAGAGATAGAAATAATATTATATTATGAGTAGAACTAAAGAAGAAATAATGAAAGAGATCGATGCAATCGTTGAAAAGAGTATTCAACCGAGTGTAGAGATGCATGGAGGAGTTGTTAAGTTACAGGACTTTGATATGGAAACTGGAGATGCACTAATGTTAATGAGTGGTGCTTGTTCAGGTTGTGCCGCAAGTTCACAGACATTAAAGATGGGTGTCGAAAATATGCTGAAGCATTACATACCTGAAGTCAAACGTGTAACTGGTATGGACGATCCTGAATTCAATGATCCATACTACAAACCAGAGCCAGAAATGTATCACCCTTGGAATAGCACTGGCAAGTCGTACGATGAAATGTTAGACGAACTAGAACAAGAAGTTACGAAAGATGAAGACAAGCCAAGAGATTAATACGATCTACACAAGACTATCTGAGTATTGGCCTAAGTATAAAAATGCCAAGCCAGCCGCAAAGATACATAGACGAGCTTATCAAAGTTTGATAGGAGTCATGTTGTCTGCACAGAGCCAAGATGCTAGGACGGCAGTGGCTTGTAAACAATTATTTGCATTGGCTGACAATCCTGCTGACATGATAAAACTTACACAGGAACAAGTCATTGAAGCAATCAAACCTGCAGGGTTATACAATGCAAAATCAAAAAACATATTGGCAACAAGCAAAAAGTTATTGGAAGAGTATGACGGACAAGTTCCTGATACACAAAAAGAATTAATGAAACTACCAGGTGTTGGTAAGAAGTCAAGCGACATTGTTATGAGATTTGTATTCAACAAGCCTTACATAGCAGTTGATACTCATGTGTTTAGATTGTTATGGAGATTAGGTTGGACTGATTCTTTGGACGAAGGCAAATCAAGTATTGTTGTCAACACAACAACACCCGATAAGTACAAGTACGCCGCTCATATGCAGTTGATTACTCATGCTAAGAGAGTATGTAAAAGTAAAAAACCAAAGTGTGGCATCTGTGTTATAGAGACAGTTTGTGATGGAAGACACATTAACGTTCCAAAGTCACAACTGAGAAAGGTTGTTAATGGTTGACAAGACAGAACATATTGCACCTGATCCATATCAAGGATCACCTAACAGAGATCCTAATTCAAATGTAGGATTTCATAGTGCAATGAACCAATGGATTATAGATGTGAAGTGTCCTTTCTATGAGGAGTTTTTACAACTGTTTGAAGATGATAAATTTAAGGGCGAAGACGAAAGCAAAATTAAAACTACATTCAGAGGATACCAATATGATGTTACTCCTAAGAACTTGCCAGAGTGGGGAGGCAAGGTTGTAAGATCAGACAAGATGAATCCAGACAGTCCTGAGCAAAAAGGATTTCCTAGCAGTCAATCATTAAATGAAACGGAGTTTGAAGTTAATCCTGACAACAAAGGATCACACTTTCCACCTATAGATCAAAACAAGTTTGACAACATCAATTGGGACAAACTATTAGACTGGGTAATGAAACAGATTAGAAAAAACTACATACCTGTTAAGTCCGTAAAGGTAAGCAAGTGTTGGTGTGTTGATTATGATGACGGAGGTTATCAAGCAATACACAACCATGGCCCACTATGTATTAGTATGGTAATGGCAATGGACTCTCAACCAACAACAGGTACCAATGAACAATCAGCAGACAATGGTATGTTATACACATTGATGCCCAACCCAGATGGCACACAGGTAATGACACAGTTTGGTCCTTACCCAGGAAGAACCGTAATCATGGACGGTAGGGTATGGCATGGTGTTTATCCTGCTAAGAAACCACGTAGGACATTTGTTGTTGATTTTGATTTTGAATATTATGCTCCAGATGAATCCATTCCAGGCATGGTACATAAATTAGACCCTGACAGACATGACTGGATGCAAGATGGAAAATAGTTACTTTGCTCCAGGACAATTTGTATTAGAAACAGAATACCCTGATTGGGAAAATATCAAACACGTAATGATAAGAAGTTTTGTGGAAACCACAGACTACGAAGATAGAACACAAAACACCTGCGACATCAATAATATATCTTTAGGCTTTTATGAATTTACATTAAAGAAAATACAAGAGAATGAAATACCTATAGAAAAAATAGATGCTATACACAGTTGGTACATAGATTACAAACCACATGGATATCAAAAAATACACAACCACACTAATGAAGATTCATTGATTAGCACAGTGATGTATTTTGAGGAATCTGATGGCAGTCTTGTAACATTGTTAGGGCATTCAAACACAGAAGTACAACACATAGAAATAAATCCTACACCAGGTAAACTTGTAATACTCAATGGCAACGTAAACCATTTGACATACCCAAGTGCAAAACCTAGAAGTGTATTGGTAATTAATTTTAAAGCGAAATGGAAATCAGATGACACTATTAACTAAAAAGTTTAACTACGAAGAAATTAAAAAAGAAAGTGTCAATGGCAAAAGATTATATGCTTGTCCTGATGGCAATAGTGTTGCAAGTGTAACAACGATACTAGATAAAACAAAAGACAAAACAGGTTTGATTGAATGGCGTAAAAGAGTTGGTGATGCCAAAGCACAGGAAATTGTTACAGAGGCCGCAAGTATAGGAACACGTATGCACAAATTCCTAGAGGATTATGTTGAAAGTGGCAACTGGCCGTCTGCAGGATCAAACCCTTACAGCCAACAAGCAAACAAGATGGCAACGACCATAAAAGACAATGCTCTTTCTAAAATAGACGAAATATGGGGTTCTGAGGTACAACTATACCACCCTAAGATTTATGCCGGCACTACAGACCTCGTAGGCGTCTTTAACGGTAAAGAATGCATCATGGACTTTAAACAGACAAACAAGCCTAAAAAGGAAGAGTGGGTAGAAGATTACAAACTTCAGCTTACTGCCTATGCATTAGCACACAATGAATTGTATGGCACAAACATACAAGAAGGTCATGTGTTTATGTGTAGTAGAAACAACGAATATCAGCAATTTGACGTGTACCCAGATGAGTTTAAATCATGGGAGTCTAAATGGTGGGATAGGGTGTATCTATACTATGACCAATTTGCATAAATATAACTATAAGGAGTTATGCAGTGGCAATAGTACAAATATCAAGAATTCAAGTACGTAGAGGTCAAAAAAACGTAGGGTCAGGCGTACCACAACTAGCAGGTGGTGAGTTTGGTTGGGCAGTAGATACACGTGAACTTTTCATAGGTAACGGATCAGTATCAGAAGGATCTCCAGCAGTAGGTAATAGTAAGGTACTTACAGAACATGATAACTTGTTCAGTTTCGCAGATCAATATTCATATCAAAAAAATACTGCAACTATGCAAACAGGAGCAACTGCTATGTTGCCTGTTGCAAGAACACTCCAAGATAGATTAGATGAAAAAGTAAGTGTAAAATCATTTGGTGCATTAGGTGATGGTTCAGATCAAACTGAAGTGATGCAAAGAGCAATCGACCAACTATATCTAAATAGTGCAACAAAAGGATCAACTGCAAGTAGAGTCACATTAGAAATACCTGCAGGAGAATATTTACTATCAGCAAGTTTAAAATTACCACCTTATGCAACAATAGTTGGTGCAGGGCAAGATAAAGTAAAAATTACACAAGGTGCGAACACACCTATATTTGAAACAGTCAACAGTGGATCTACTCCAGGCAGTTATGCACAAGACAGTTCAAGCACAACTTTAAACCAAGCACAACATATATTGTTAAAAGGTATGACGCTCGTACAAAATACTACCAACACAGGTTTACATTTAGTTTCTTGTAAAGAAAGTAGATTCGAAGACTTGATTATACATGGTGGTTGGACAAGCGGAACTATTGCAGGGTCATTGCAAAATGCAATCAAGATGGATAGTTTATCGACAGCAGTAAGCTGTAACAGAAACAAGTTTGAAAACATCAAGTTCAAAGGATATGGTGTAGCAGTTAAGTCAGACTTTGATGTAACTGAAAACACATTTGATCATTGTGAATTTGATACACTCAAGTACGGAGTATACTTTGGAGAGAACACAACCATTGGACAACAAGGTATGGCAACTGGTCCAGTAAGAAATGTTTTTTCAAACTGTGAATTCCATGACATCGATCAACAAGGAATATTTGTACACAAAGGTAACTTCAATTCTTCAAGCAACAATAGATTTATAAGTGTAGGTAACAATGGCGGTAACGAAGGTAATGCGACTCACAGTATTATTAAATTTACAGATGGTACTGCCTTAAGTAATAGTTCAACAAATGATTGGTTTGATAGAACAGGCAATTTAAGTTACGATCAAAACTTTATATCAGGTTACGTTTATGTTCCTGAAGTAGAAGGTCCAGGAGTATTTGATAATGCTTTCAGTTATAGATTTCCTGTAACACAACAAAATGCCGCAGTAAGAATTTTAAGATGTCCTGGATATGCAACTAGAAATGTTGTAGTAGAATACATTTACAAGTCAAGTCAAGTTAATGCAGTTAGAGAAGGTAAGTTAGACATATTGGTTAACCTTGCTGATGGTACTGCAACATTGACAGATGACTATTCATACCTAGGCGGAAGTACATACGCAACTAACATAGAATTTTCTGTTGCACTAGCAGATGAAAATAGTGATGCAACTAACGACACGGTTGTAATATCAATGAAGAACACGACAACATCTGACACCGGCGACATACTATTCAATTTAAGATATAAAACTTAGAATGCCCCACAATGATTACGAGGTAAAACTCGTTCACTGGTCCAATTTTAGAAAACAACTAGAGGTAAGTCTGCGTCCGTTCCAGGACGTAATAGAATATTACAACAAGATGCCAAGGAGTAAGTTAGGTTGTGATCCATGGAATATGGACACTTGGCCCACTCCATGGGAGCTTCTCGCTCAAAACAGCATTTGCGACTTGACAAACAGCCTTGGAGTGTGTTACACTTTACAATTAACTAATAGGTTTTCTCGGAGCAAGTTCGAGATACATATAGTTAAGGACTACGAAGATGACGAATTATGTTATCCTGTTTGTATTGGAAATTACGTTTTGTGTTACAAATATAATGAAGTTGTTCAAAAGAATGACTTACCCACAAATTTTGTTTCACAACGCATTTACACGATGCCAGCATTACAATAAATACATTATCATCACGTAGTAAATTAAAATTAACAGGAGTTATTGAGAATGTCAAACGGCGTCGGAATTCATATCATTAAACGTGACGGAACAAGTGTACCATTAGATATCAATAAAATTCATTTTGTAGTTGAAGAAGCCTGTGAAGGACTATCAAACGTAAGTGCTTCGCAAGTTGAGATGACTGCAAACATACAATTTTACGATGGGATGTCTACAGAAGAAATACAGGAAATATTAATCAAGTCGGCAAACGATTTAATTACACTTGATAATCCAAATTATCAATATGTTGCGGCAAGACTATTGCTTTATCCGATATACAAAGAAACGTTTGGACAATACAATCCTATTCCACTTACAAAAGTTATTAACAGAAACATTGATAGAGGTGTTTATGATCCTTCTATCAAAGAAAAATATACTCAAACAGAATTAAAAAAATTAAACAGTTGGATCAAACATAGCAGAGATGAAAACTTTACCTATGCAGGACTAAGACAAATTGTTGACAAGTATCTTGTACAAGACAGAAGCACAGGTGACATACATGAATCACCACAAGTTATGTACATGATGATTGCGGCAACACTATTTGCTGACTATCCTAAAGATCAAAGAATGTCAGTGGTAAGAAGATATTATGATGCGACCAGTTTATTTAAAATTAATATTCCTACTCCCATTATGGCAGGAGTAAGAACTCCACTTAGACAATTTGCTTCTTGCGTTCTAGTTGATATTGATGATACACTAGACAGCATCTTTTCAAGCGATATGGCCATTGGTAGATATACTGCACAAAGAGCCGGTATTGGAATCAACTCAGGAAGAATCAGAGCAATCAATTCTAAGATACGAGGAGGTGAGGTTGCACACACTGGCGTGATTCCGTTTCTAAAAAAATTCGAATCAACTGTAAGATGTTGCACACAGAATGGTGTACGTGGTGGAAATGCTACAACACACTTTCCTATTTGGCATTATGAGATTGAAGACATCCTTGTATTAAAGAACAACAAAGGTACAGAAGACAACAGAGTAAGACGTTTAGATTATTCTATTCAACTCAACAAAATTATGTACGAAAGACTTTTAGCTGATGGAGACATTACTTTGTTTTCACCACATGACGTACCAGAACTTTATGATGCCTTTTATGCCGATCAAGAAAAATTTGCAGAGTTGTACGAGAAGTATGAACGTAAAACTTCTATAAAGAAAAAGAAAATAAAAGCAATGGAATTGTTTTCTGCATTAATCAAAGAACGTGCAGAAACAGGAAGAATTTATATTATGAATGTTGATCATGCAAACACACACAGTTCATTCAAAGATCCTGTGTTCATGAGCAACCTATGTCAAGAGATTACATTACCAACCAAACCATTACAACACATTGATGACCCAGAAGGCGAGATTGCATTATGTATTTTAAGTGCTATCAATGTTGGTGTACTTAAAAACTTAGACGAACTTGAAGACTTATGCGACTTGGCAGTAAGAGCATTGGACGAAGTGATTGACTATCAACGTTACCCAGTGAAAGCCGCAGAGATATCTACAAAAGCAAGAAGAAGTTTAGGTGTTGGTTATATAGGATTAGCACACTATCTTGCAAAGAATGGTGTTAAGTACGAAGATAAGAAAGCACTTACTAAGGTACATGAGCTAACAGAAGCATTCCAATACTATCTATTGGTAGCAAGTAATAAGTTAGCACAGGAGAAAGGTAAGTGTGATTACTTCGATCGTACTAAATATAGCGACGGTGTATTACCGATTGATACTTACAAAAAGGAACTGGACGAAGTATGCAGTATTACATTAAAGTATGACTGGGATCATCTTCGTGAGAGCATTAGAGAACATGGCCTACGCCACTCTACATTGTCCGCACAGATGCCATCGGAGAGCAGTTCTATTGTGTCAAATGCCACAAATGGAATTGAACCGCCTAGAGGGTTCTTGTCCATTAAGAAGTCCAAAAAAGGGCCTCTTAAGCAGATTGTTCCACAGTATCAAACGTTAAAGAATAATTACACGTTGTTATGGGATATGCCGAGCAACGAGGGATATATAAAGATTGTTGCCGTGATGCAGAAGTTTTTCGATCAGGCAATATCCGGTAATTGGAGTTACAATCCTACACACTTCGAAAACAACGAAGTGCCAATGAGTGTGATGTTACAAGATATGTTAACAACATACAAGTATGGTTGGAAAACTTCTTATTACCAAAACACATATGATTATAAGACTGATCCAAGTGAAGATGATATCAAAACTGAGATTGCTTATAAAGAACAACCTTTTGAACCACAAGTTGGTTTAACTGATAGTCAAGTTAAAACAGAGGAAGATGACGAAGTTTGTGAATCATGTGCAATTTAGTTGTTGACAAAATTGTATTGTGATGTTAATTTAAAGTAATGGTAGATAATAGAAAGAAGAGACATGGCAAAGACAGTATTTAATAGAGAAAAAATTGACTTCACAAAACAATATATGTTTTTTGGAGCAGACCAAAACACACAGAGATATGATGTATTCAAGTTCCCTGTGTTTGATAAACTTAACCAAACAATGCTTGGGTATTTTTGGAGACCAGAAGAAGTTAGTCTACAGAAAGATAGATCAGATTATGCAAACTTCCGTCCAGAGCAGAAACACATATTCACTGCTAATTTAAAATATCAAACACTATTAGATAGTGTACAAGGTAGAGGTCCATGTTTGGCTTTCTTACCACACGTTAGTATTCCAGAGCTTGAAGGTTGTATTGTTACTTGGGATTTCTTTGAAACAATTCACTCACGTTCTTATACACACATCATGAAGAACGTGTATGCAGATCCAAGTGAAGTGTTGGATACTATTTTAGAAGATGACAAGATTATTGAAAGAGCTATTTCAGTTACTAAAAACTATGACGCATTTACTGAAGCGGCTGATAACTGGACACATCATAAAAAAGGTTCAATGAGAGATGTTAAAAAGAAAATGTATCTCGCAATGATGAATGTAAACATACTAGAAGGCTTAAGATTCTATGTATCATTTGCTTGTACATTTGCATTTGGTGAACTAAAACTTATGGAAGGTTCAGCTAAGATTATTTCCTTAATTGCAAGAGATGAAGCACAACATCTTGCATTAAGTTCACACGTACTAAAGAACTGGATGCGTGGAGAAGACGATCCAGAGATGGCAAAGATTGCCAAAGAGTGTGAAGAAGAAGTTTATGAAATGTGGAAGACCTGTGTCAATGAAGAAAAAGCATGGGCAAAACATTTGATGAAAGACGGATCAATCATTGGACTTAATGAAAGACTGTTAGGCAGTTATGTAGAATACATTGCCAACAGAAGATTAAAAGCATTAGGTTACAAACCAATCTTTGATACACCAACTACACAAAACCCTTTACCATGGACACAACATTGGTTGAGTTCAGCAGGACTTCAAGTTGCTCCACAAGAGACTGAAGTTGAAAGTTATATTGTTGGTGGAATCAAACAAGATGTAAACACAGATAAGCTCAAAGGATTTAAATTATAATGGATACTAAACAAGCTACTCCAAGCACCACAGTTGTCTATAGTAAACCTAATTGTCCTTCTTGTGTAAAAGCTAAGATGCTTTTAAAAAACAAGAACATTCCTTTTACTGAAAGCATTATAGGTAAGGACATCCAAGTTGAAACACTCATGAAAGAGTTTGAAATCAACGGATTACCTATGCCAAGAACTGCTCCGCAGATTATTTTGCACGGTAAGTATGTTGGAGGATATGAAAATTTGGTTGAACACATGGAAAACCATGGCATGAACCATAACCACTAGGAGACATAATGCTAATTGAAGCACCATACAAAATTGGAGACGTAATTACAATCAAACTATCATCAGGTGAAGAACTTGTAGGAAAGTTTGAAGAAGAAGATGATAAAACAATCAAAGTAAACAAACCATTAACTTTAGTAGCAGGACAAAAAGGTATTGGCTTACAACAGTTTTTGTTTACTGCTGATATGAATCGCTCTTACAGAATTAAGCAATCAGCAATATCCCTAATACATATTACAAGAAAAGAATTTGCAGATGCATACACATCGCAAACTTCTAACATTATGCCAGCACCTCCGGGCATGGCAGATATCGTTAAAAAATAACAACTAAATAATACTATGCCAGGAATAAGCAGAGTAGGATTAGATTCACACGTAGGTCATGCAAGTCCTACACCCAATCCATTTCACCAAACACCATATGCAACAGGATCAGGTGATGTGTTTATCAATTCAGCAAAGGTTGTTAGAATTGGAGACGTAACAGGTTGCGGTGATCCAGCGGCAGGTGGTAGTCCAAATGTTTTTGCAAACAATATTGCCGTGCATAGAATTGGAGATGCGACAGCAGGACATGGCAGTTGGGTACCAAATGCATCAGCATCTGGATCCGGAAACGTGTTCGCAAACTAATTTCGCCAATTAAGGCATCGTAAAGCCAGATTATACACATACATTCACAACTTATAATAATTAATTAAGAACATAGGAGAAATATTATGTCAACTGTACATGAACAGATCGTAGCGGAATACGAAAACTATATGAAAGAATCAGAATCTTTCGAATCAAAGTCAGTAAAGGCCGCGGCGGCAAGAGCAAGAAAAGCCTTAGGTAACATGGGCAAACTTGCAAAAGAACGTAGAAAAGAAATCCAAGAAAAGAAAAACTCATTATAAGATCCATATATGATATAGCACGACAAAAGTGTCCGTGCTATATCTGTATGCAGATAATAATCCGTAACAATTTGGTAAATATTCGTGTAGTAAATGTATGACTACGAACTTACTAATACAGAGAGAAATAAAAAGAATATGAGTGAAAGAATCACAGGCAAACTGAAATGGTTTGACTCCAAAAAAGGTTACGGCTTTATAACACCTATGGACAATTCACAAGATGTATTTGTTCACATAAGTGCCTTTGAAGCGGCTCAGATCAAAAACATATCTAACAAGATGTTACTTGAATTCGAACTTGTTGACAACAGAGGACGAATGATAGCAGGTAACCTTACACGTCCCGAAAATTTTAACAGATAATTAGATGCTTTTAAAAGGTTTTGGAAGTCCATCTGACCCCATGATCAAATCGCCAGTATCTGCATAAGCTCCGCACATACGACCATTAGCTCCAGGACCATAATATCTTACTGGTTTGATTTCTATTTCCTCACCATCTCTGATCACTGTTCTTTTGTGTTGCACAGAGATAGGCCCTCGTTGTTTTATCCCAGCCATTTTATCTTCCTATCTTTTTGCTTCTACCTAGTGGTAGTCTTTGTTGCATTTCATACAGTCCGCCTTTTTTGGCTTCCCATTCAACACGTACCATTTTGCTTTTAGTACTGCCCTGATATGACTTGACTGCTTTCTTATAGCTTGTTGACTCTTTTGTTTCTACATTATCACCATCGTAGAAAGTAAACGTTCTCATTTTTGGCATAATATTTCCTTTGACATTAGTTATCACAATTAACTACATACTATACAAATAAGGCTATAAATACATAGCAATTGATGATAGCAACGTATGTCACAAGAGCAAGACCCGGGTGCAATTCCCGGCCACTCCACCAATTCAATATACCCCCGTCGGGGTGGAATTAGGATCGATTGGCTTGTTAAGGTTGAAGGAGACTGTCCGGATGTAAGCTCGGTTAACGCGAACAAACGTATAGATGCAAACGATAATGCACTAAACAACGTGACTTTTGTTAACTTCGGTAAACAGAAATCCGTTGTAAATGAGGATTTTGCCTTAGCGGCATAATCGCTCGGGGTTGGCAACGTACCTAGCAACAGAAACGTTGCGCCTATTACCACATAGACATTTCCTATTAGACTTTATCTTTTTTCAGTGTTATAATAATTTAAATATAATGAAGGAGACTGCCATGCCCCCACGCAATCATAGGAGTTGGAAATCTCGTCCAACAGTAGAATTTATCAGTAGCGAATGTTATAACAATTATCAAATATATGAACAAGAACAAAAACAAATCTTTAAGAAGGTATGGATACCTATGTGCCATATCAGTGAAATGCGAAACAAAGGTGACTTTAGAACCACAAAGATTGCAGACGTAAGAGTCATTGCAATCAACATTGATGGCACAAACGTACAAGCATATCATAACACCAATGACATAGACATAAGAAAACCTGCAGGAACATACACTTGGGATTTTGCAACTACAGAAAAGCCTTTGCATTGTGAAGTCAAGCACGGAGGTATGGTTTGGGTAACACTAGATCCTAACCCTACACAAACCGTAGAACAATGGACGGCAGGTGCATTTGATTGTATTGCTGATGCCATTGACACAGAAGAGCTTGAAGTGTTTCATTATCACAAAGCAGTAATAGACACAAATTATAAACTGTGGCATGATACCAACAGTGAATTTTATCATGACTTCATGCACTACTTTAACAGAGTGAGTGGATTCAATGATGAATACTTTGCAAGAAAGAATATTCCGTTCGATAATGGTCATGTGAATGTTAGTTCGTTCACTGTCAATTATGAGGAGTATGATGGCTTTGAAGACAGAGGAGAACTGTCCTTTCCTAATCTACCACCCAATCAATGGTACATGGTAGACTTGTTTCCTGGTTTCAACTTTAACCTACGTGGTAGTGCATATCGCAGTGATGCAGTGACTCCATTAGGACCTAACAAAGTTCTTATTGAATTCAGAGGATATGGATTACGTAACGACACACCAGAAGAAAGACGCACACGGATTAACCATCACAATAGTATATGGGGACCATTTGGACGTAATCTACACGAAGATCTAATTGGTGTAGCCGGACAAGGTACAACCATGCGTGAAGGTACAGAAGCAAGGAACATATTACATGGTAGACATGAAAATGGCACAATACATGATGAAGTTGGTATGCGTCATTACTATGCTGAATGGGGTAAGTTCTTAGAAGTGGATCCTGCCAATCCATTACGTGGTTGACATCCTTAACAATATCTGTTATACTTAATCTAGATATAACTAAAATTGTTAGAAGGATTTACAAGATGTCTACATACCTTGCAATATTAGGAGCGGCAGTATTAATACAAGCCATTCATGTAGCAGTAACAGGTCATCAAGTTTTTATTTGTGTATCCGGTTGTAACTAACGGAGCATTAGTGTAGCGGTTAACACGTCGCCCTGTCACGGCGAAGACCACGGGTTCGATTCCCGTATGCTCCGCCAGTATTCTATCCAATATGTGCTAAATAACTGTGTAGTTAATTAAGGAGCAGTTATGGCCAAGTGGGGCACAAGTGTTACAGTTCACGTTAGTAAACCTAAAGGAACATCTCAAGCAGGTCGCAAAAGATCTTGCAAGATGTCCTCAATGAACAAACACAAGAAAAGAAGCCACAAGTTCTACAGAGGTCAAGGTAGATAATGTACGAGTACAGGTGCAAGATCCTTAGAGTTGTAGACGGTGATACAGTTGATGTTGACATTGACTTAGGCTTTGGTATGTGGATGCACAAAGAACGTGTTCGTATGATGGGCATAGACACTCCTGAATCCAGAACAAGAGATAAAGTTGAAAAGAAGTTTGGCTTGGCATCAAAACAATATGTCAAGGACAAAATGCCAATTGGATCCAAACAAGTTTTAAAGACAACCATTGACAAGAGTGGAGAAGACAAAAAAGGTAAGTTCGGCAGAATACTTGGAGACTTTTTAATTGACGGAAAGAAACTTACAGACATAATGATCAAAGAGGGTTACGGTGTTGCTTATCACGGCCAGAACAAAGATAAAGTTCAGCAACAACATCTAAATAATAGGAAGAAACTTATAAAAGAAGGAAAGGTAACCCTGTAATGTTAAAAATTTTAATCGTTGCTGTCATGGTCGGAATAGGTCAGGGCGGTGAACGAAATCTATTTGTCTTTACACAACCAATATTTGAAACCACAGAACAATGCATTTCATACGTAAAGAACAATCCACAAGAAATACAATTAAGAGTAGCTCAATCTTACGGCTTCAGACCTATCGAACAAGTTCTTTGTGTTGATAGTTCAAAACTTCCTACAGAATTGGTTCCATTAGAAGACGGACCACCTGCAAACAAAACATCAATTTAATACTTGACATATTAAGTCTGTTATAGTAAAATATAACAATAACGAAAGAGGCTCAATATGACAATGCATTTGGCACGTGGACTTACCACTTTAAACACAAAGAAACGTAAACCCAAAAAACGAAAAGATCCTAGCTTCTATGAAGAAGGTTGGCGTAAGCACAACAAGTTTTTGAAAAACGCCAAGTTGGACACTCTGACACTATCCGAATATATCGATTACGTTCACGGCAAGTTCAAACCAAAAGCTAGAACAACTATTGTAAGCACACCTTGGCATCACTCAGAAACTACTTTTCGGAGAGAAACGCCACATATTCCAAGTGCAAACACACACAGAAGTTTTGGACCTGCTACTAGAAGAACTCCTATGCAATACACAGGAGAACGTAGACTAATTGGTATTGCAACTATGCACAAATCCAATATGGTTCCAATTTTTGCAGATGACGAAGAAGACAAGTCAGGACGTAAGGCGGCAACCGAAATTGCCACTATGCGTAGAAACTAACTTTTGGCAAAATTGTTATTGACATTATTCTATTCTGGTGCTATTATATAAACATAATGAACGAAACTTATGGAGGCTGTAATGACAAGGCACTTTAAAAGCACGATATTGGTAGCACTAATGGCTATTATGATGTCTGCTTGTTCAACTATGACTACGGTTGTTGAAAAACAACAAGACGTTGTACCTAATTGGTATATGAAATGTAAGGACACTGGAACCGAAGGTTGGTTATGGTGGTCTAAAGATTACTACTATGCTTGTGGTAGTTCAGTAAGTGGTTTCAAAGAGGCCGCTTTTGACAAAGCACTACAATTAGCAAAGACAAAAATTGCTGATAGAATTAATGGTGCAGTAAACAAGAGAACAACAATCGAATACAATGATTCAGGTAGCGAAGAAAGTTTGGTTTCTTCTACACAATCTCAAGTATTGGTTGTAAACAAAATCACAGATACGGTAGTAAGACATTATTCTACAACTGATGGTTACTTGTACAAAAGAAATGGCAAGTATCATTACTTTGTAATGTTGAAGTTGAATAAAGAAATTGTTGACGAACTTGTTTCTGAAGCTCAAGGTAAATGGGCAGTAAAGAACAACAAAGTTAATACTAATTCAATCAACAAGTCTGCTAAACAAATAGACTAGGAGGATCCTATGAGGAGTCTTTTATACACACTAACTCTGGTATTGATATGTACTGGATGTGCGTCTACTGAGACTAAACTTACATTGGAGGAATCCGGTCACCAGTACTGTGATACTAACAAGACTATCGTTGATAATAACGGTGTTGTTAATAGTACCCAAACAACTGAGTGTAGCGACAATCCTGTTAAGAAGTTATTACCCCCAAAGATGGGTATGGCAAAGGAATGTCGCGAACATTGGTATAGTGTAAACATAAACGGCAGGATGGTTGAAAGAAAAGGCTATGCTTGTCTATTCCAAGGAAAAGACTATGAAACTAGTAAATGGTATATTGTTACTAGCCCTTTTTAGTATATTAGGGGCTTGTAGTTCTACAAAGAACATTCAAACATACAACACTAGTGACACCACAACATCAAGTGTACAATCAACATATCAACCTAGCAATGGTTATGTAGGAGTAATTGTAAATCTTACTAAATGGCATTGGTACAGATTACCTGCAAAGGATAGGGTAAAACAAGAACAAGCCATTTACTTTGCTCTAGACAACAACGAAAACGGTCAAACAACAAGTTGGTATAATAACGACACAGGAACAAATGGTGAAGTGTTTGTTGCAAACACATATCCAATGGGAAGTGGGTATTGTAGAACAATTTTATCTGTATTAAACTACAAAGGCAAACAACGTAACTTTAAGGAGGTTGCTTGTAGGGAAACAGGCCACGAAGGATGGCGTTTTATTAGATAAAATTAGGATAAATATGTTATACAAAGAATACAGAGGTAGTAGTATGTTATTAGGAATACTAACATTTCTATCTGCACTGACAATTAGTGCGGTAGCAATTTACTATTCGGTGGCAGGATTGGCGGCTATATTTGCCGCGGCTGTGATTCCAATCATTATTATGGGTGTTTCTCTAGAAGTAGGGAAACTAGTTACTGCGGTATGGTTACACCGTCATTGGCAACGTGCCGCCTGGTGGCTTAAAACATATCTATCAATAGCCGTCATTGTATTAATGTTTATTACATCAATGGGTATCTTTGGTTTCTTATCTAAAGCACATATAGAACAAACATCAATGAGCCAAGAGCAGGTTGCTCTAATCAAAACTATTGATGACAAAATAACAAGATCAGAAGGTAAGATAGAACGTTGGACTACTGAAATGAATCGTCTATTGGGCGGTGAAGATATTCGTGTAGACAACCTAATTGATCGTGAACAAGTAGAACTAGACAAAATTAATGTTCTTATCAAAGCTGAAAAAGACGACATACGTAAAGACTTTGATAAACAAATAGAATTACAAAACAAACGTATTGAACAAGCAAAAGAACGTAAAGAAGCAGACATACAAGCGGCCAAGGATAGATTTGAAGGATCCTTTGGTGGTGGTGCCAAGTTTGATAAAGCAGTAGAAGAGGCAAAAGCAAACGAACTGTCAGTGGCAAGTTCGGCACAAAGAGAAATTAGAAACATTAATGCTAAACTTAATGAAGCACTTGCGGCCGTAGATGCCAAGTATGCTGACGACATAAAAGCAATACAAGATAGAATACAAGATCTTAGAAGCCAAGCTAATGCTAAGACAGAAGACCTAGATGCTAGGATTGAAGAACTAGAAACATTCATAGATAAAGAACAACTAATTATCGATGGTGTCAGGGAAGAAAAATTTAACTACGAAAAAACTTATAGACAACTAGAAGCTGAAGTAGGACCAATCAAATATATTGCAGAGTTTATATATGGCGAACAAGCAGACCAAAATTTATTAGAGTCGGCTGTACGTTGGGTTATAATCATAATTATATTTGTATTTGATCCACTTGCAGTATTGCTCTTGATTGCTTCTCAATATACATTCCAATATGTGAGAGAGGACAAGGGCGGGAAGTTGCCCCCAAAGTCCGATCCGGATCCAGAAGATCCTAACGACCCTAAAGAACAATTCGAAGATGTAAGTCCAGAAGAACTGTTCGAAGAAGAACGTCGTGAACAAGAACAACTTCGTGCAGACAAGATTGCTAAAAACATTCCGCCAGTGATAGGTTCGCCTGTTGGTGCAGTATCACAAGGCAAAAGTTTCAGCGAAACAATGCAAGAAGATCTAGAACCATTGCCAGAAGAGAAGCCAGACATTGATATCAATGAAGAACTTGATATGAAGCAAGAGCTTGAAGAAAAGATCATAAAGGAAGTTACTGATGGATTTGATCCAGCTGAGGTAGAAGGCTACGAAGAGTTCAACAAAAAATATGAACCTGAAAAACAAAAAGAAGACACAGACATATTAGATGAAGTCAAAGATGTTGACAAATGGAACCAGTGGGTAGATGCCGCAGAAAAAGAAGCTATCAAAGAAGACCAAGAAGAAAAAGACAAAGAATATCCAGATACTGCAAACAGAATCTTCTACGGTGAAGAGATCAAACAACTAGACGAAGCTCAAAAAAAAACGGTGAGCGGAACCAATTACATAACAAAGGTAAGCAACAAGCAGATACGTCAAACGACCAACCCGGAAGACTCCGACCCGACTTCACAGAACTAGTAGATCCAACAGAGTACGTTCAAAACCAAGAACAAAATCAGAACTCTATTTGGCACAAAATAAGAAACAATAAGTAATACTATGAAACAACCTGTGCTAAATTTAATCACGCCACCTGATAAATTATATAACAATAATAAAAGTTTTACATTGGTGTACCCAAATACCAATACAAAAGAACAATTCAATAAAATGGCAAAGCAATTAGGACAAAATTTAAATGTATATCTGTTTGAGGAAACAGATGACTTGGGTTGGTTACTAGACGTTTGTAATAGTTCAGATTGCATCATACTAGACATAGACAACGTGCCTAACAACCATAAATGGATTATTGGCAAAATTTTATCGTTTGATAAAACTTTTTACTTGACAAGTGCAGAGTCTATGCATTATAATATGATTAGTAATCAGAGAATTTTCGACGTTGGACAATTAGCAGAAGGAGACAACTTTGCCAAAGTTCAAACAAAAAAAGCCTGAAGGTTTATACGTTGCAGTTCGTAACGGTGACTTCAATGGTGCTTTAAGAAGATTTAAGAAGAAAGTTTCGCAGGACGGTATCTTGATGGAATACAAATCCAAAAGGTATTTTGAAAAGCCAAGCACAAAGAAGGCCAAAGAAAAAGCGGCCGGAATAGCAAGGCACAAAAAGGCCATGCGAAGAAGAATGTTAGAGGAAGGTTATTAATGGAGTTAAAAGCTGATCTTTGGTTTCCTAGTATTGTATTTGCAGGAGTCAATGATGTTATACCAAGAGCTGATCTTAAAGCCATAGCAGAAGCATGGCAAAAGGCAGAGCCCGACCTTGCTGGTAATAGCAACGAAGGTGGTTGGCATAGCAGAAGTATTGAGAACGTAGACCTGTTACCTCCCAACATACAACCAACATTTAACAAACTGATTATAGAACTAGACAAGGCAATAGAATATTGTACAAAGAGTGCAGGATTTCCTAAACTTGTATTTCAGAATTTGTGGATAAACATTAATCAACCTGGAGCATATCACACACTACACAATCATCAAGATGCAATGATGAGTGGAGTGTTTTATATTGATGTGCCAGAGGAGAATCAAGGTGACTTGCAATTTTATCGTGGTGATGATGCACAATACTACATACCAGATAATTTAAGCACCTACAACACTATTACAAGTACGATGGCAACTTATCCTCCTAAACCAGGTATGCTTGTAGTTTTTCCATCATGGGTTAAACACGCCGTCAAACAAAATCGATCTAGTACGAACAGGATTGCTTTATCATTTAACTATGGAGTGGAAAAATGAGAATTGAACACGATGTAAAATTAGATTACAAAGACGTATTGTTTAAACCTAAAAGATCAAAACTTGAAAGTCGTAGAGATGTTGATCTAATGAGAACATTTAACTTCCACAGTAGTGGAAACACATGGACTGGAGTTCCTATTCTATCAAGCAACATGGATGGAGTTGGAACATTTAGTATGGCAAAAGTTTTACAAGATCACAAAATGCTAACAGTCATTGGTAAACACAACGACTTTGATGATTGGAAAACTGCAATAGGTTCTGGTATCAAAATGAAATACATTAGTGTTTGCACAGGCACAGGTTATATTTGGGACGAGAACGCAAAAGATTATAACACAATGCAACAGGTATTAAAAGCATTTCCAGACATTAAGTTTATCACAGTTGATGTAGCAAATGCTTATCATGAAAACTTTGGAGAGTTTATTGGAAGAATGAGAGATTCATATCCTGACAAAACTATAATTGCTGGTAATGTTGTGACTGGAGAGATGACAGAAGAACTTATCATTCGTGGTGCTGACATTGTAAAAGTAGGCATTGGTCCAGGTTCAGTATGCACAACTAGATTACAAACAGGCGTAGGAGTTCCGCAACTATCAGGTGTAATAGAATGTGTTGATGCCGCAAACGGTATTGGCGGACACGTGATTGCAGATGGTGGCTGTGTGTATCCAGGAGATGTTGCCAAGGCATTTGGAGCAGGTGCTCATATGGTGATGCTTGGAGGTATGTTAGCAGGTCATGATGAGTCAGAAGGAGAAGTTGTTGATGGTAAGATACAGTTCTACGGAATGAGCTCAGATGCGGCAATGGCCAAACATGGTCGTAGGAAAGATGGATATCGTGGTGCTGAAGGCAAGGTAGTAGAACTTCCGCACAAAGGACCTGTAGAAGCAACAATTACTGAGATACTTGGCGGTGTTAGATCAGCTTGTACTTACATTGGTGCAAGACGTCTAAAGGATATGCCTAAGTGTACAACCTTTGTAAGATGTACACAACAGGTGAACCAAGTGTTCAATCAGTACAATGCAGATTAATACATACAAAGTTCCGTTTGTACATACCATAATCAACAATTACTTTGAAGAATCAGAACTTCCAAGTGTATTTTCTGAAATAGACTATCTTAATAAACATAGCCAGGACACACAAAACAATGGTGATCCTAAAAGCAGTAATATGACTGCCGTGCATTTAGACAAGCACTACAAACAAGATAGACACGTAAGCAGTATTCTTAGATACAATAGAAAGATATTTGACATAGATTTACAGGACAATGTGTTTGGCAACTATATTAAGATGTGCAATCTTGATGTTACACAATTAAACTGTTATAATGGCGATGGTAGTTATGCTTCACACCCAGACCTTGCAGTGATGTCAGCAGTGACATTGTTGTACAAAGAACCAAAGCAGTTCACAGGAGGAGAGCTTTGTTTTAGTGACTATGGCTATACACCTAAAATGGATAACAACACAACCATATTGTTTCCCAGCTTCGAACAACACGAAGTTAAGCACATCAAAGGCAAGGGTCGTTTTAGCTTGAATCAGTTCTTTTTTGTCCAAATTAGATAGAATTGGTTGGGTCTATACTTGCAAAATCGCCTCTTTTACACTATATTATAAGTAGTATGATAAATACTAATATGTTAAAGAATGCCTGATAGGGTTCTTTGACTTTAACTTGCTTAATAAAGGAGGACAAGACAATGACTAAATCACACCTATCAATTTTTAATCAACTAAGACCCGTAACAGTAGGTTTCGATCCTATCTTTGATAGATTCGAATCGATGTTTAATGATGACTTTTTTGCTCATCAAACACATCAGAACTACCCACCATATAACATTATGAAAACTGGTGACTACACTTACAACATTGAAATCGCACTAGCTGGTTTCAGTAAGAAAGACATCGACGTAAGTTATGAGGACGGTGTAATTACTGTTAAATCAATTCAAGAAGCAAAACAAGACGGAGAACAAGCCGGCGTATTGCACAAAGGAATTAGTAAGAGAATGTTTACTAAATCTTTCAGCATCGCTGATGACGTTGAAGTCAAGGGTGCTGAGTTGAAAGATGGTTTATTGACAATTTCTTTGGAAAGAATTATTCCAGAGTCTAAAAAACCAAGAACTATCGAAATCAAATAACAAATGATAGGGTGGGGAAACCCACCCTACTCTTTGCTTAATAAGGAGGAGAAAACTATGAGCAAAATAATCGGTATTGACTTAGGTACTACCAATTCTTGCGTATCAGTAATGGAAGGCGGCGGTGCCAAGGTAATAGAAAATACAGAAGGTGCAAGAACGACACCATCAATAGTAGCTTTCGGCGATGAAAGGCTAGTGGGTGTTCCTGCTAAAAGACAAGCAGTGACTAATCCAGAAAATACAATCTTCGCAGTCAAAAGACTAATAGGAAAAAAATATGAGGACAAGTCTGTACAAAAAGATATAAAGACAAGCCCTTATAAAATAATCAAATCATCAAACGGAGATGCTTGGGTAAAAGCGAAAGACGAGGAATATTCTCCTAGTCAGATATCTGCATTCACTTTACAGAAGATGAAAGAAACTGCTGAAAAATATTTAGGCAGTGAAGTAAAGAAAGCAGTAATCACAGTACCAGCATACTTTAATGATTCACAAAGACAAGCAACCAAGGACGCAGGTAAGATTGCAGGACTAGAAGTTGAACGTATTGTAAACGAACCAACTGCGGCCGCACTTGCATATGGACTTGATAAAAAGAAAACAGGCACAGTAGCAGTATATGACTTAGGTGGAGGTACATTTGATATTTCTATCTTGGAAATAGGTGACGGTGTGTTTGAAGTAAAGTCAACCAATGGTGACACATCACTAGGTGGTGAGGACTTTGATAACACATTGGTTACTTACATCTGTGACGAGTTCAAGAAAGAACAAGGAGTGGATCTAACCAAAGATAATTTAGCACTACAACGTGTTAGAGAATCAGCTGAAAAGGCCAAGTGTGAACTTTCGTCAGCAACACAAACTGATATCAGTTTGCCATTTATAACTGCTGATGCAAGTGGACCAAAGCACTTGAATCTTAAATTAACAAGAGCAAAGTTTGAATCACTTGTAGAAGAACTTGTTGAAAGAACATTGGAGCCTTGTAAAACTGCGTTGAAAGATGCAGACCTTACTGCTGGTGATATCAGTGAAGTGATATTAGTGGGTGGTATGACAAGAATGCCTCTAGTACAAAAAACTGTACAAAGTTTCTTTGGCAAGGAGCCACACAAAGGTGTTAACCCAGATGAAGTGGTAGCAATAGGTGCCGCAATTCAAGGTGGTGTATTGCAAGGAGATGTCAAGGATGTCTTGTTGTTAGATGTAACACCTTTATCACTTGGTATTGAAACATTGGGTGGAGTTGCTACAAAACTTATTGAAAAGAACACAACTATTCCTACAAAGAAAAGTCAAGTGTTTTCAACTGCTGAAGATAATCAACCAGGCGTGAACATTGTAGTCGTGCAGGGTGAAAGAGAAATGGCGGCAGACAATAAGCCACTAGGTAACTTTATGCTTGACGGTATTGCTCCAGCACCAAGAGGTATGCCACAGATTGAAGTAACATTTGATATTGATGCAAATGGTATTGTAAATGTAAGTGCAAAAGACAAAGGCACAGGCAAAGAACAAAAGATTACAATACAAGCATCAGGTGGTTTATCTGAAAGTGAAATTGACAAAATGGTCAAAGAAGCTGAAGCAAACAAAGAAGCTGATCAAAAGAAACGTGAAGGTGTTGATACAAGAAACAATGCAGATGCAATGGTTCACAATGTAGAAAAACAACTTAAAGAACACGGAGACAAGTTATCAGCAGAGGATAAAACCAAAGTAGAATCTAGTATTAATGATTTGAAAGAAGCATTGAAAGGGTCGAATGTAGAGGATATGAAAACAAAAACCGAAGCATTGACTCAAAGTGCAATGAAACTTGGAGAAGCTATCTATAAGCAACAACAAGAATCAGAGCAAAAGGATACTGCACAGGAGTCTAAACCAAAAGACGACAATGTAGTAGATGCTGAATTTGAAGAAGTTAAGAAAGACTAATCAACCTTTTAACATCGGTCACGGAGAAGTAGATGATAAGTAATGTTATGGACGTTCAAATAGACGAAAAAATAAAGCAGAAGATCGCTGAACCCGATCTTTATAAAGTCATTATGCTTAATGACGACCTAACACCTATGGATTTCGTGATCGATGTTCTTGTATCAATTTTCAAACACAGCACCGAAACTGCTAGAGATTTGACAACCAGTATACATAACGAAGGTTCCGCAATAGTTGGAGTCTACACCTTTGAGATAGCAGAACAAAAAGGCTTAGAAACTACCAATTTGGCTCGATCAAATGGATTTCCATTGAAAGTCGAATTGGAAAAGGAATGAGCAAACTAAAAGAACTTACTTGGGAACATCACAGAAACGCAGAAAGACAAAAATTTGTTAAGGTATTATTAGGAGGAAAGATATCTCCTGAAATATATGCAACCTTTCTGTACAATCAACATCCGCAATATAATATTTTAGAAGTCCACGCAATGGCAAAAGGTTTGCTAGGTGAACTAGGAGACATCAGAAGAGCTCCGGCAATATTTGCAGACTATGAAGAACTGTGGGAGGACAAAGACAACCCACCTAAACTGCTCAACGTTACAAAAGAATACACAGATCACATTATGAAAATTAGTGATGATGAAAATAAATTGTTCGCACACATTTACACAAGACACATGGGCGACCTAAGTGGCGGACAAATGATACGTAAACGTGTACCTGGCGAAGGTAGACTGTATCAGTTTGAAGATCCAGATACTCTTAAAACTGCTATTAGATCAAAGCTAGATGACAGCATGGCTGACGAAGCCAAGATATGTTTTGACTTTGCTACTAGGACCTTTCAGGAGATGATGGATGTTGTCGACAGTCAATAAGATTGTTATAGTTGGAGGAGGTAGTGCAGGTTGGCTCACAGCCGCCTATGCCTTATACAATTTACCCAACATACAAATTACCTTAATAGAAAGTCCTAACGTTCCAACAGTTGGTGTAGGAGAAGCAACCATATTAGGCTTTGATCATTTCTTAGATGAATGTGGTATCAGCAAAGAACTATGGACAAAGTCATGTGATGCAACAATTAAGTTAGGAACATATTTTCCTAATTGGAGAGATGATGGTGTCAACATATGGCAACCTTTTTATTTTCCAATTGAAAAAACTTCAAAAGATAACTTTGCAGACTTTGTAGACTTATGTAGAGATGGAAACATAGATAACAAAGACTTTGAACAATGGACAGCCTGGTATGATGTAAGTGTTGTAGATAAAAAGGTTGCCGCTAATACAACTGCACTAGGCGGTGATGCTCATGTAGGATATCATTTAGATGCAATTAAGTTGGCAAACTTCTTGAGTGAATATTGTAACAAGAAGTATCCAAGATTAAGACACATCAAAGCACACATAGACACACCTGTTGTGGTTGATGGCAAGATAGATCATGTGCAATTAGAAAACGGTGATATGGTTACAGGAGACTTTTTTGTTGACTGTACAGGATTCAAAAGATTATTATCAAATGCATTAGGCAACAGTGAATGGATCAATAGAGATCATATGTTGTTTACAAATGCCGCAGTGGCTAGTCAAATTAATTATGAAACACAGGACGAAGCACAGGTACCTTATGTAACTGCACAGGCTTGTGACCATGGTTGGATATGGAAAACTCCTGTCAAAGATAGGATAGGCAGTGGCTTATGTTACAACAGTGATATTACAAGCAAACAAGAAGCAGAAGATTATTTTGTACAACATTGGGGAGAACATAGATTAAGAACTGGAGTGTTTAATCATGTGCCATTCAAACCTGAATATAACAAAAACAACTGGAGAAGTAATTGTTTTAGTGTAGGACTTGCAAGTGGATTTATTGAACCACTAGAGTCAACTGGACTTGCACTATTAGTAATAGGATCAACAGGACTAAAATATCTTAAGAAGGGTGGATACACACAGGAAGATGCTGATACATTTAACTTTGACATGAGCAACGTATATGAAGACAGCATGAACTTTGTTGCATTACACTACTTTAATAACAAAAGACAAAGCAAGTTTTGGAAACACGTTGACAAACATTTTACTGAAACTGAAAAGCTAGAAACTATTGCAACAAACTATGCAAGAAATTACACACCAACAGTTGATGAACAGTTCTTTCCACGCAATACAGAAATATTCCAAGACATCAATTGGAAACTATGGCTAAACTCTGTAGGCATTAAAACTGCAACAGCCAAATTAGATAGCAAAGAAGCAATAGATATCTTAAGTAAAATGAGAGCTGATAACAAAAAGATTTCATATCCAGGAATGGGTAATAGACAATGGGGAAATAGATGAGCGAATCAATCATATGGGATACTTTGATAAAATGTCAAGATGACATACTTGATATCTTTAATCAGTATGCTGAAGAAATAGAAGAGAAAGGCCTTAACAAGTTTAATCAACCTGAGAACGGTTGGATTAATAGAGTTTGGGCTAACAACAATGTACGCAGGGCTCATATTGATGTTGTTGATGTGCGTGAATCCAAAGGACTATGGATGATGCACGTTTGTTGTTTTCCAACATTAGACAACGGATCACCTATTTACGGCTTTGATGTTATAGCAGGCAAACGTAAGATGACAGGTGCCTTTCACGACTTTTCAGCATCTAGTGGAGGAGAAGATCATCCGTTGTGTGAATGGTATTTAGATGCAGTGAAAGATTTTATTCCTACTAAAAAACGTGAACTGCCTGAGTGGGCAAAGAATATCTTTAGTGAAGGAATGATTGCCGCTGGTAATGTGGCCACTGAAGAAGAAGCAGTTGCTATCTGCAAACTTGCAGTAGATAATTTGAAGGTATGGTTTGAAAGTGTGCCTGAGTATGCTGGAGAGCAACCTGTTGATTTTACTGCTGGATCGCAAGACTATTACTGCCATAACCAGCAACAAAACCCACATACACCACGTGTAATGAAGTCTTTAGGACTTAATGAAGCTGATGTAGATGAGTTTTGCACTAATGCCCTGTTCCCTAAAATAGCATAAATAATAGTGTTATGCGTTTCTTTGAATTTAAAATAGTAGAATCTAAAGGTATATTTGGTCGTAAGCCAGGTGAGCCTTACATGAGCGACAGTGGTGAAACTGCTGAATTTGTTCAAGTGGTTGCGATACCTGATATCTCACAAGGTGGTAAGTTTGAAACACCAGACCAAAGAGACGAAGCAATAGCAGACTTTGAAAAGAATCAAAACGCACAAATAGAATGGACCAACTCAGCAAATGCTGGTATGTTAGCATTTGGTGTTGCACAAATTAGAACATCAGATGGCAAAGACATATATTGGGGCAGATATCTACGCCAAGTAAAGCCTGACATGATGGGTACCTGGGGTAACAAGGAAATACCAGCAGGATGGAAACTTGGAACCAAGGGTGCTACAAAATTAGATTCAGGACTTGATCCACAAACATTGATCGCATCACCTAAGTACATGAAAGGTACTGATCAAATTATTAAAACAGTAGAAGCAAATGCAAAGGGTGATACAAAAGATATTTTAGTAAAAGCACTTCAAGACTCTGCAGAAGGCAAGATGGCTGTGTTCCCAGGACAAATACAAGTGCTATCTGCAATAAGAGATTACTTTGGTGAGATAATGGGACCTGTTGCAATGATGGGTGGAGCAGTCAAAGGACAGGCGGAAGATGCTAGACGTGAATTGGCTGGCGGTGCTGAATGGAAAGACCTTAATATATTTTGGCCACAGTCTATGAACTACAACTTGATGGATAGTATCTTTGTTGCACCAGATGGCAAACAAATAGGTATCAGTTCAAAAGGTGGCGGCGGTGCTTCTGCTAGTGCAAAGAACTTATACGATTCCGTGCAAAAAAACAAAGACAACGAAGAGCTTATGAAGAACGTTGCCTACACTAGAAAGGTTGTTACAACCATTGCAGAAAATACTTCCAAAGATGCTCCTTTTATTCTAGGAGAAGAATACGGTTTGATTACTCCTGAACTTAAAAAAGAAGCTGATGCTTATGCAAGGGCAGGCAAACAAGAATTAACTGACATCAGTGATGAAGCAAAAGATATTATGAAAGACATTAACTTTGATACAAATGTACAAGGTTTCAATACAGGTTACGCAATTACAAGTGCGGTTGCCAAAAAGGTTGCCAACCATGTTAACAAAAATCCAGAATTTTCTAAGGGTGCAATAGCACTTCTTAATACTGCAAGTATCATTCAGCTTTACACCAAAGTAGGACGTAAAGGAGATGATGCAGTTGTCACAGGATACGATGCGGTGTATCCACCAAACTTCCAAGGACAGATTGCTCTTGATGGAAGTAAAAACTATTACAGTTCGCGAATTGGCGGCAAGTTTGCGTTTAAGTTCCTAAAATAATAATCAGATAATAACCTAAGAAATGGCAGATTTGGTCTGCGGTATTGAGCAACCAATAAGCTCTTTGTTTTGGCACTAAACCGAAATAACTGCGTGTATGCGTCTTGATATAGTCGGTATGCCAGTGTAGTACGTAATCCAGTAAACCAAGCAGTATACAGACCTCTATGCTTGAATAAAAGCCCATTACGAAAGCAGTTAAGACCCCGTGTGGTGCATAATGTTGGAGGTGTGCTATCCTACCAAAATATTGGAGTTTGTTTTGGCCTATGTTGAAAGGTTGTAAACCCAAATCAATTAAGGCGTGTTTAATCATTAAAAAGAGAAAAATTTCCACTTGACAATTACCTTGTTTGTTGTTATATTTATAATATAGTAAAAGTTACATAGGTAAAAAAATGTTACATAAGATATCAGAGCTTTGTGATCGAATAGATGTAATCAAGAAAAAATCTGATGAATTACGTCAATTGAAGTACAATACTCCCAAACAACTACGTCATGAAGATGAGATTAAAAGTCTTAAAGAAGACATCCAATATATGTGTCGACTGATTGGTGCTGATAGACAACCATACGAAAAAAAGTAATTGGTAATATAGTTTTTTAAACCATTGAAATTGCAAGGTTTTATCTGAGCCTATTTGGTTGACTTTTCGTGTAAATTTCTATATAATATAATAACAATCAAACGAGGACAAAACTATGGAAATCTCTGTTAGAGGCGGATCAAAAAGTCAGAAGAAATACACAAAAGATATCATTAGATTTTGTGCAGACAAGCTGATGTCTAAAAGATTAGCAAACAATCTAACCATTAGAGTGCAATTTGTAAAAGGGCTTTTGTCAGAGTACAATCAAGCTGGTAATTGTGTGTGGGAAGATGACAACGTGAGACCCAGAGAATTCCTATTAGAGATAGATCCTAATTTGACTCTTCGCAGGGTGCTACAAAGTGTATGCCACGAGATGGTACACGTCAAGCAGTTTGCCAAGGGCGAAATGCGAGATCTAGCTGGTGCTGAGAGAGTCAGCTACAATGGCAAAAGGTACAATCTAGTCAAGGAAGATTACTTCGATAGACCATGGGAAATTGAAGCTCATGGCCGTGAATTAGGCCTATTTGTACGTTGGGCTGAGGCAAATAAGCTAGGACACTTAAAATGGACGCAAGAAAACGAACGTGGATAAATACATACATAATTACCTAATATGAAAAAATACGAACAATATACCGCAGATGACAGAGTAGATGTAAGTCTACAGGACAACGATATTCATTACTTGAATGGAGAGTTATCTGAGGAAAATATTAGTAAATGTATCAAATGGATCCTTTCGGCAAACTTATCCAAGAAGCCAAAGAAGACTCTCAAACTTTATCTAAACACAGTGGGCGGAGATTTGTATGAAACATTCGCACTCATTGATGTAATGAAATCCAGCTACCATCATATCAGCACAATAGGTATTGGTGCAGTGATGAGTGCAGGATTTTTAATTTTAGCAAGTGGTAAACATGGAGAAAGATATGTTGGTAAAAACACAGGTATTATGAACCACCAACATTCTGACACTATGGAATCTAAGATGCATGACATGAAAGCACAGATGAAAGAGAATACAAACTGTGAACAGAGATGTATGCAAATCCTTAGAGACGCAACTGGGTATAGTTTATCAGATGTACGTAAGAAATTCAACAATCCCTCTGATCAATACTTTACAGCCAAGCAATTAATTGATTTAAAAATAGCAGATCACATACTATAATTAATGGTTGACAAAACCATTTTGTGATGCTATATTATAAACATAATTAGGCATACGGGGCTACAATGAAAAAATACAGTTTGATACAAATATTAGAGGCATCATTCGCCGCACACAGAATCAACGGCGACTATTACAGGGACACAAGAAGATTCAGTGAAGACGTTCCTACACAATTTTCCAACAAAGAATGTATTGGTTTGCAATTTGCAGAAGAAGATTATAAGATTCCAAATGACTGGCAACCTATGAAGATCACAGAAGAGGATACAAAGAACAGTATTGCATCTGTAGAATGGATCAACAAGGCTTTTGCTTTGCAGGTCATCAGTGATACCTTGTCAGACTACATGAAACAACTTATGGAATGTATCAATTCAAAAGAACTTTCCATTAATGAGTTTGGTATCGTTGCACCATTGCCAAGAATATACTTTGAAGGCAAAAGAAAAAAGGCATTGAAAACAGACCTTAAAGAAAAGTACAGAGGCTCAAAACACATAAGTACAGTTGGAAGTAATTTTTCTGGACAGTTTACTCTTAATGAAATTAGGTTTGTTGAGAGATATACTTGTCACGTATTAAATGGATCGGTTGAAGGTAACCTTGTTAGTTTTTTCAAAAACTTTGATCAAACCAAAGACTTACCAAAAGAAGGAACTACTTTCAAAATAAAGGGAAAGATCAAAAGACATGGTGAAAACTTTATTACCAAATTCCCTGAAACTATATTAAACTACGTAAGAATAGGTTGACAAATATCAAAGACTAATGTATTATTAAACAATGTCAACTTATTGTAAACTTGTTGGAGGTTTGAAAATGGCAAAAGGCAAGTATATTACAATAAACGAAGCCCTTGACGATGATGATTGGGCGTTGATTTTTGATAAAAAAGGTGATCTAAAAGGTCTTTATATACCTAGAGGATCAGAAGAGTCAGTTGTGCCAGAGAGCTTGTATCAAATTTGCAAGAAATACTTTGGAGTTGACTTTAATGATGACGATGTATTTAAAGACGATTTAGAAAATCGTACATTACACTAGGAGGCAAATGGAAATCATAGTACGAAACAATAATGTTGAAAAGGCATTAAGACAATTAAAAAGAAAGATTAAAAAATCTGGATTGCTAATTGAATTAAAAGAAAGACAATACTATCAAAAGCCAAGTGAGAAAAAACGTTTGGCTAAAAAACGTGGTATTAAAAGAGCATTAAAGGCACAAAGAGACAGAGATAGAAAAAATTAACTATAAGAGGTTTCTGTGAAATTTTTTAAAAATAAAACAGACGATTTTTTCAGATGGGTCAAAGGGACAGAACTAGTAGAACTTGATGACATTGACGTATCTGAGGATCCAGTTAGGCCAGAATTAACACTGGGCTGGCGTATCACAAAAGGCCGTAAAATCTACGGGCTTAAATACCAAGACGAAATAGAAGGCATCATTTGTATTGCATATACCAATGAAGTACCGCATAGTGTGAAAGAACTTGATATGATGAGTGAACTTGTTCATATGAAAAAGGAACAACCAAAGATTGCTATTGCATATACAGTTTGGTCACGTAAACGTGGAGCAGGTAGAGAGATCATACAAAAGGTGTTGGACCATGCCAAGGACGCAGGCATTGAGAGAGTTGTTACACTTTCTCCCCTTACTCCAATGGCAACACACTTCCATATACGTAATGGTGCAAAACAAATCAGCATAAACGACACAACACAGAATTTTGAATATGCAATACGAAGTTGAAGACTTTAGAAAACCGCCCAAGAAACCAGAGCTAGGAGATTGGCCGTTTTTTATTGTGCCTGGCTTTCTGGTTGTCGATTATGTAGTAAAAATTTTATTGTTTTTATTTTTACTTCCTGCATTGTTTGGATTGTCCTTAACAGTGGTAGGATTGGGTATGAATTATTTACTGGTTGACTATTTCATATATAGAAGTTATAAAATAAAAATAAACAATATGTGGGGTGAATAATGAAAGACTATGACAATAAATGTGTTATCACTTGTACCGATAACGACATAACCAACGAAGCAGAAGTAGACAGATTTGAAGAAAAGCAATTTGTTGAAGTGTTTATTGCACAAAACAAATTGAAACTACTATGGAACGGTTCCGTGTATGTAGGAAACAAATCAGGATTAGAATTTACAACCAAAGGTCCGGCTATATATGACATAAAGCAAGGACGTGGCGTATGAGTTTAGATCAAATAGCAGAACTAAAAGGCATACCTACCAAAGACAACTTACTAAAATTACTTAAAGAAAAACAAGCAGTGGTCACATTTACAAAATTAAATGGAGATCAACGGGTGATGACTTGTACTAAATCATTAAGTATAATTCCAAAAGAGAACCACCCAAAAACAAATCCAAAAGCACACGACACAAACATAACTGTCTGGGACCTTAATGCGAAGGGCTGGAGATCATTTGTTTATGACAGAGTGCAGAAAGTTGAGGAATAATGGGTAGAGTTTTTAGTCAAGATTTATATCAAAAGTTTGAAAATTTATCAAAATATAATATCATTTATGTCGTAAGGCAAATGGTCAAAGAAAAATTGTGCAAGACTCCTGTTGAAGGATTACAAATGTTAGAGCATCACGATATTGACGTTGATGGTTTACTCGAAAGAGCGGTCAACGGCACAATGCCAGAGGTAAGTAATAACGATGACGAAGCAGAAGACCAAACAAGAGGCAGTGAAGAAGAAGCACAAGGACTTCCCGGGCAACCTGATAAAGGTTAATATACTCGAACAAGAAATCGAGTATGCCAAAAGTTGTTTGCTACCTGAAGACACGGGCCATATACATACTGCCATTGGTTGGATGGAAGACAGAGTCAACGAACTAAAGGGGATTTATGACAGAGACTGATGAAAATTCAAGATCAGAAGACCATAGCTACGAAAATGAAGGCGGTACTGTAAGTATTCCATTAAGGGAATACGATAAGCTACGTGAAAGACAATCTTATATAACAGACAAAAGTTTGATTGCAATGATTGACAAGATTGAAGAACTTGTTCGAGCATTAAGAAAACACATTGTTAGATCGGAGTTTGATTAATGATAATGAAATACTTTATAATTGGATTGTTTCTAGCTTTAACATACATTGGAACTTTTTATCTTGGATATCTATTCTCAATAGACATATTTGAACTACTATGTTTTAGAACAGATATGCCTACACATTGATGTTGGCCGCTTTAGCTCAGTTGGTAGAGCAACTGATTTGTAATCAGTAGGTCCGCGGTTCGAATCCGTGA